GCTACTTTTTCTTGTGTTCTACCGAATGCTGCAATACCAAGAACTGCACCCATTGCTAGGTGAAATAATCCTGCTCCTTGCAGAGTTAATGGATTCCATTGAGACACTGGTTGTTTAGTGAATACTTGAATCAGTGCCCATAGAACTGGAAACACTACCATGTCCATCATACAGACTAACATGTACATCCAACCCATGGCTGGACGCCATTTCTTTTGCATCCAGTCTTCGTCTTTTTTAATTTCTTCTGCCATATTTAATCCTTAACAGGTTTATTTTTAAGTTTCTTCTCAACACCAAGTTTGTCTTCCATAATTGCAATATGCATACGATTTTCCATAATGGTATCACGATTCTTTTGAATTTCTTTTTCTAAATCTTGACGAAGTTTTTCACGAGCAAGTTCTGCTCCAGAATTTACTGCTTGTTTATTATCTGTTGTAACTACTAAACTAACTTTTTGGTTTAGAATAGTAACATCATGTTGTAACTGTCCCAATGCACTAATTAAGTAACCTGTGCTACCAATCAGCAATGGTAATAAAGCAAAGAGTAATTTCTCAATAAATGCACCCTTTGAATCTTGTTTTTCTTCTGCCATCTTTTTCTCCTAAAACCAGAGCCATAAGCCCTGTGACATTAACACAATACCGATACCGCATACACCAAAACTACCCCAGAATAATGGCATGCTAACAGCAAGAATAGATGCTGATAGTAATACAATTGCTAACTGGTATGCTGTTGATGCATAACTCATCCACGGACTGCGCAGTTTTGCTGCGTCTCTTTCCGCTTCTAACTTCTCAGCACGAGCACGAATGTCTTTCATACCGTCTTTTGGTTCGTTTTCGTAACGATCAATTTTTTTCTTTAGTTGTTCTGCATACTTTTTATCGCCACGAACTTCTGCATCATGCAATGCATACTCTGCTGCAGTTTTCTTAATGCTTTTTGCTTGATAAAAACTCCACTCACTACCTGCCTTGATAGTGTTACCAAGGATAGTGCTTGAGTATGTTCCACCGAAGTATGCGTTCACTGCCAATAGCAATGCAAACACATTGATGACCATACCTGCTTTGTCCTTGATCTTTGCTTCACGCTCTGAACGAGAACCAACTGGTGGCTTTGGTGCGTCTGGATCTTTTGGTGTCCTGCTAACCATGTTTAATACTGAATCTATGAGTGCCATCTTACCAATCCTTATAGTTACCTTTAGTTGTTTCTAATGATTTTAAGTTTGCTGGAATCATAGGAGAGAAGTTTATTCCAGTGTATTTTTCTATATCTGAAATAGGTACAACATAGTTTTCTATTTCTTTTGGATCCAATTTAACATTCGGAAACACAAACGCAATTGCTGCATTGCGTCTTGGATCAATAACAATCTTGTAAATGAATGAAGGAACTTTTGTACCATTACCCATTGTTTGAGAATTTACATCAAAAATTGTACCTGTAATTACATTTAAGTGACCATATTTGGATGCCCAGTAGCGAGTATTCTCTTCTAGATACTTCCAAATTCCACGATTGTTTCCTGGACTTTGTGGCATCATGTTTGAGAGCAAAAAACTTTCACTCATAACATTCGCATCATAAGTAAAATTTGCTGCAGGTGCCATGTGACCACGATCCAGTCCTGAACCGACATACTCTTTTAATGTTACACGATATTGTGCTGGTATTTCTTGATCTTCACGGAAGTCGTCTTTACGAGAAACTGCTTTAGTCACTAGCAGTTCTGGTTTGATAACTTCAGCTACGAAATACGCAACTTTGGTCTGGTAGTTGTAATTAACGGCATAACCAGTACGACATAGGTACTGGTTATTACCCTCAACTGCTACCTGTGGAGCACCCCAAACTACGTGTTGAGGGCAAGATGTATCAATCGGATTCGCTAATGATAGCGATGCGAAAAATACTAAAAATATACCTATAAACTTCTTCATTTTCAACTCACTTATTGTTATTATTGTGAATTATTTAGCTAAAGGGTTATCTAAGGCTCTTTGAATCTTGCGATCTACTTCTTTTTCAAGAGTTTTAGCTGTGGATTCAGCTTCTTTTCTCACTGCTCTAACTTCTTGCTCTGTTTCTCGTTGGCTTTGTTTGGAATTACGCTCTACAGACTCAACAACTCCTTCTAAACGACGGATATCGTTCTTTAAGTCGTTCTTGATATCACGAGTGTAGTCACTAGTCTTTTGACTGTTCTCTTCAATAACAGCCAGTTTTTTGTAGACTTCAGTTAAGTCTGGAGTCACATATTTGGCGATTTTCTCTTTCATGCTTTGATAGTCTTTGTAGACTTCAAAACACCCATAGAGTCCACCCAATGTAGAAGAAACGATAGTGAAGGCAATCATTAGTTTGGCTGGAGTGAACTCATATCCACCAATTGCTATGACTGTATCTTTACTAGCATATTTCTTTACACCTGCTTCTAATTCATCGATCTTTGCATCGACACTTTTAATTTCTTCTGTCATTTTATCTTCCTACGTAATGTTTAGGTTGTGCTTCTTGTCTTCTTTGTTTTTCGGTTTTAGGAAACCATTCATTTCCCAACTGTGGATATTTTTCTATCCTATCTTGTACTACAAACCATAAAATAATAAATGTAAAACCAATTATTGTCATAAAAATACCAAACCATCGAAAGAAAGTCATAACTTTCCTCATAAATCTGGCATGTTCAACATCATGTTTATGCTGTATTTCAATTTGTTTTTTTAATGCAACTGCTTGCCTTGCATTTAGTATTTTAGAAGTTTCTAAAACTTCTGTCCATAATGCACCAAGTTCTTTTGGACTTTGATAAATCATCAACTCACGTAACTCAACTTCCATCTGCTCAAGTTTCTTCTTCATTAACACTCGTTGAAGAGCACGAGCACCTACAGAAGAATCTCCAGTGTATAATTGATAAGATCTTCTTTCTTCCGCTTCAAATACTGCTATACATTTTGCTTGATTATCAAAGAAAGCACCAAGATGTTGACCAAGTTCAAAGTAAACATCACCTGAATCTTTCTTGTTTAATTCTTTTACTCTTGCTTTCTCTTCATTTAATTGTTTAACTGCAGCAGGTGGAGGTGTCTTTCCTTTTGCAGCATAAGCACCATGAAACTGTTCATCTAGATCTTTAAGTACATCTTTGATATCTCCAGCTGCACCTTTGATGTCTTTATAGAGTTTACACCCAGCCTTTATTGCAGATACTGCACCATTAGCAAGAGCAAATAGAGTTAATGGATCCATTATCTACCTTCATATTGCTTCTCCACCATCTCATTGTGAAGTCTATCAGTACCACCAAACATTCTCAGATTGGCACGATTATCAATTGTCGTTTGATTTCCATAAACTTGATATGGTTTATAGAATTGTTGTTGAACGATAAGTTGTTTACTATAAGCATCAAATCCAGGAGTGAATCCCATTGCTTGAATTACCACATTCTGAACTTGTTTCTGTGCTTCCAAGTCTGATGCTTTACCCATTTCGCCAGCAAGGTTCTTACCTTTTTCTACGGCATCTGCTTTTGCTGCTGCTTCTCGTTTTGCTTGGATTTCTTGTCGGACAGTTGGTGCTGCTGGTTTATCAGATGACGCTTGAGCAGTATTAGTATTCGGTGGCGGAGAACTGCCTCCAGTGCCTTTCGGAGCATCATCTTTCTTGTCCTCTTGTTTATCGTTGCCACCTTTTGGTTCATTCTGAGCCATCTGTTGTTGTGGTGGAGGTGGAGGTGGTGCTAACTGAACTGCTGTTGGTGTAGCATTAGTTGTTGATGCTTTAGTAGTAATTGCTTTATCCACATTGGTATCACCAGTGGCTGAAACACCAGTCGAAACTGAACCATCAGTATTGATAGTTGTGGTAACGGTATTGACTGCTACCTTAGTGGTGGCTGGGTCGTTTGCTTTGGTTGCAGCTGTATCAGATAGAGCACCATTGACAGATGATGATACTGTTGAATCTGAGAATGTGATTAAATTCTTAATAGCATAAGCAGTGTTGTATCCTTCACATTTTCTAGAATAAAGAGAATCTTTAATACACTGAGAATCTAGATACGCTTGTTCGTATCCTGGACATGTAGTGCTATAAAGAGGATTAATTGAACACTGATATGTTAGATAAGCAGAAGCATAACTTGGGCAAGACGGATCTGATAGTGGATTGGCAGTGCACTGTTGAGTAAACATTGCTGCAGCATAACCTGGACATGCAGAATTATATGTTGGGTTTGCTGCACACATTTGTGCCTGATATGCTGCTTGATAACCAGAACATGTTGTAGATGATAGTGGATTAACTACGCATGGATCTGGTGTATATTTCCAGCTACTAAATTTATTGAAAACTGCGCCAGTACCATTTACCTGATCAACCATGGCAAATCCACCCATATCGCCTAGTGATAATGAGTTGTTAAAAATGTGAGAGTAATTAGTGGAACCAGATGAATTCTGTTCTGAGTGAAGATGAGCATTAGAATATAAAACACTTCCATTACTCTTTGTTACTGCAACACCAACAGCAAGAGATGAGTCATCCCATACTGAACAACCTAGTGTTCCATCTGCATTTGTTCCAGCAACTGAACACCATCTACCACCTAGAACATAATCGTAACCATAATTTAAACCATGTATTTTTAATCCAGCACCAACTAAATCTAGTGCTTGATTGATTGCATAACTTTCTGCATACATTCTTCTGCTAGTAAGAATATCATTAAATCCAGCACAGGATGGTGAATACGCTGGGTTTGACATACATGGATCAGTTGTATAGTTCAGAGTCAACGATGGTTGTCTAACTTGTGGTCCATAGTAACCTGCCCAGAATCTACTATCTTTACCAGTGAATGATAATGTAATTTGATCTGCAGCAAGTAAATCTTGAGGGTTATTAAATGTTTGAGTACCAGTCTTTGTCTCAAATCCTTGTGTTGGTGTACTGTAATTATAAGTGTATGATTGAAGTGGATTACCACCTCTCAACATTTCAACTTTACCAGTCAATGTTCCACTATTTTCACCAGAGTTATTAATCATCCATGAATAATTATATCCATTGATTTTAATACCAGAGTTTGACAAGTCTAATGCATGTTGGATAGCAAACGCTTCAGCATTAATTGTTTGAGTTGCTGTTCTACTTGTATATCCAAAAATTAATGTATTGGTTGCAGCATTAAAAGCTGGACCACTACCACCACCAGAAAAGCCACCTGCTTGCCCAGCAACAGATCCAGTCCATGCACCAACAGTTGGTGTTAGGATATTTTCAGATACGATTGGAGTTTGTGCTTGTGCTGAACAATGACCAAGTATCATTGCCAATATAAAGACAACAAAAACAATAACTAACCTAATCATTGGTTAGTCCTTGCTCTTAACTTTCTGTGGCTGTCTAGATGGATCAGTTTCCCAGATTGTTTTAGCAGATTCGCCGATTTTACCATCTACTGGACATGGTGTACCAGCATTCATCATTGCTGAGAATACTCGTTCATCTTGACACATAATGGCAACTGCAGCGACTTTCATACCCATGTCGTAAATGCCACGAGCAAGTTTTAATCGTTCGCAGTTTTTATCGACCATGGTTGAACCAAAGCTGATACCGAGAATTTGTGTTTGTGCTGCACCAGATACACCTACTGCGCAAACATCGGAGTTGATAACTGTAACTGCTGGAGCAACCGCTGTTGGTGGAGGGGATTTGACTGTTGTAGTGCTTGTAGAAGTTGAATCAGTCGTACTTCTGCTTGTCGAGTCGGTTACAATGGGATCTGCCATTGTAAGTGATGTAGCCATGATAAAAAGCACCGCTGTAGCGATCTTTTTGATCATTTTGAAACCTTTTTATTGTTATAGTTATAAGAGATTCATTAAGAAATGCAACTCACATCTACTTTTATTTAGGAGTAGTGTGTTATCCGACGAATTTTTATTTATAAGTCGGAAATACGACTACTTATTTTTCTTGCAGTTTATCAACATCTTTTTCGATAGCGGACTTTTCGCTAGGGGATGAAAACACACTCTGGACTCTATTCAAGAACGATTGTGCTTTCGGTGGTTTTTGTCCAGTTTCTTCCATATGACGACCAACTTGTTTTCGATTGTATAACTCTGGTTCCCAATCTTTAGTTGGTTCATCTACTTCTATTTCTGGAATTTCGGACTCAAGTAAATCATTTACTTCTTTTTTAATTTCTTCTGGAACAATAGTTGTTTCTAATTCTTCAACAACTGGTTTAACTTCTTCTTTTGTTAGATGCACTGTTATTTGATCAAACACAGAAGTATTGGTTGGTTCTTCGATAGATATATCGGTTTGAACTGACACTTCTTTAGTTTTTTCTGGAAAGTCTTCAACAGGTGGTTTTTGAAAGAAATCATTCCATCTTCTTCCACCAGTATGTTTAAGATTCCAGTTAGCTGCAATTAACAAAAGAACTGCCAGTGGATCAAATACAATAACAATGAGTATGGTGACGATGCGAACTGCTTTCTCAAGCATAGTGACATCAGTTGCACTTTCGTCACCATATATCAATGCAGCAATGTACTTGATTGGTCCTACTTCTGCTTCGACTTTACGGACTTCGCTGGCGATTGGCGCACGCTCTTCGTTGTACTTGGCGATCTTGGTTTGCGCTGCACCGATTTCGTTGAGGATTCTGTTACGATCTTTTTGTTGTCCTCTACGGATGGCAATGGCTCTGTCTGTTCCTTTGGCATCGTCGGTTCTTGCGATGGTTTGATCCACTTGAGCATCGAGTTGAGTAAGTTCTTTACGATTTGCATTGATATTTTCCTTTTCTGTTTTAATCTTCTCATCAATTAATGCCAACTTAGATTGAACATCTCCCGAAGGAATTGCTTGATCCAAATGTGCCTTTGATAAAAATCCGAAAATGCCCATTGATGTTAATAACATTAACACTATCAAGGCAACTACAAAGTATGACTTCATCAATTTTGGAATTTCTTTCCAATTTCGATAGAGCCAAGATGCAACTACGAGTTTCGATGCTTCAAGCAAAGAACCCATAAGAGCAATCGGTACAACAGCTGCAGCAAAAATTGCGATAAGACCCATCACTGCGTAATATGCAGCTAGAGCCGACAAAGAAAGTGCAACTGTAAAAAGTAAATATGTCATAGTTTGTTTTTAATATGAGAGCCATGGACTCGGACAGAAATCTGCCCATTGTAGTAGTCGTCTGACTCCAACACCTTTCGTGCAAACTGTTCTCGTGCTTCTATGTAAGAACATTCAGCTTTGGATTTACAAAAGAAAAGAATCTCACGAAGGAAGTTGTCCTTTCCGAGAGACTCTACATCTTTATTTAGTTCTATACTCGAACCATAGTACTCCATCCAATCAGAGTTTATTTTGCTACGGATCTTTTTACGTTTCTTAGTTCCGTTTTTCTGTTTCACCATCTTGTATGTAGTTTTGGCAAACTTAGACAACTTCTTGCCCACATACATACGACTACTGACTTTGTTCGTAATTAAATAAACAAAGCCAACACAATCATCAGGCAGTTCCTCAATAATTTCGTTATTATAAAGCCACATTAGAATAATCAGTAGTATAAACTACTATTTATTCTTCCTCTTCGTAGTCGTCTTCTTCGTAAATATCGGCAGAGCAAATAGGGCAGTAAACGATATCTTCCAATCGTTCTTCTGACTTGAGTATAATCTTACCTCTTGCCTGACATTCGGTACATTCAAAAATCTTCGTTGTCATTGTTTAGTCTCGGCTAGTTTTAGTTTTTGTAGTATTTTAAACCACATCCATCCAATATCAAATTCAAACCATCTTCTACTTAATTTGGGATTTGCTGGTTCAGCGTGGTGATTGTTGTGTAGTTCTTCACCGCCAATAATGATACCAAATATTGATATGTTTTTTGAACGATCTTTGGTGTCAGTGTTTTGATAACCAAACCAATGACCAACACCATTAACTATACCTGCTGCCCAAAATGGAATCCATATCATTTGAATGCCCCATAGGAGCAGACCAATCCAACCAAACAAAATAATATTGATGGCTAACATAAGCATGATACCTGCTCTGCTATGTTTAGAGTAGATGTTATTTTCCATCCAATCATCTGGAGTTCCAACTCCGTATTGATCAATCATCGCTTTATTTTTACTGGCTTCATGGTAAAGTAAAGCACCACCGAACACCACTCTCCAAATACCATACACATGAGGTGAATGCGGATCACCTTCTTTATCAGAGTTCTGATGATGTTTACGATGAATGGCTACCCACTGTTTAGTTACCATGCCAGTAGTGAGCCACAACCAGAAACGCATGAAGTGTGCGACAGCTGGATGAAAAGTTATTCCTCTATGTGTCTGTCCTCTATGAAGATATAGAGTGACGCACACAATGGTAATGTGCGTCATGATCAACAGATAGATTAACTCTATCATGCTGCTTTACCCCATACATCACCCCATGTGCCAGATAGTGCACCCTTTGCGTAATCAGTGACACGATTCTCAAAGAAGTTTCCATGTACTGGCGCATTAATCATTTCTTCAACCCATGGCAGTGGATTCTTTTTAACTTTAAAGATACCTTTCATACCAAGAGAGATTAGGCGACGATCTGCAATGTATCGAATATATTTCTTAACATCTTCTGCAGATAGTTCACGCATGTCTGCACCTTGATAGCAAAGATCAATAAACTTATCTTCCAGTTGTACCATCTTTTCAGCAATTGTATATATCTTACCCTTTAGTTCGTCATTCCAGATCTCAGGATTCTCTTTGATATACTCACGGAACAATTTAATCATTGACTCAGCATGGATTGTTTCATCGGCAATAGACCAAGTAACAATTTGACCCATACCTTTCATAAGACCATGACGAGGAAAATTAAGAAGCATAATAAAAGAACTGAAAAGCTGCATACCCTCAGTAAAAGCACTAAACACAGCAATATGCTCAGCAGTGCTAGCCACAGTCCCATTCCTACTAGAAATATCCAGAACGTAGTCATGTTTATCTTTCATCTCTTGGTATTCAAGAAACTCATTATAGGTAGACTCAGGCATTCCGAGAGTTTCAATCAGATGCGAGTATGCAGCAATGTGTAATGCTTCACGTGCTGCAAAACCCATGAGCATCATTCGTATTTCTGGCTGCGGAAAGTGAGGTAAGTAATTATTAACATAGCCACCTGCAACATCAATATCTCCTTGAGTGAAGAAACGAAAGATATTAGTGAGGAATTGTTTTTCTTCATTTGTTAGTTTCTTTTTCCAATCTTTAACATCTTCTGCCATTGGTACTTCTGAATGTAACCAATGTGCCTGTTCATGTTTTAACCAAGCATCATATGCCCATGGATAGTTGAATGGTTTAAATGAATCTCTTGTATCTGTTAGTCTTGTTTTTGTTTTAGTTATCATTTTATCCCTCGCAAGCCAAACATTCGTTACCTTCGGCTAGGTCGTGTAAGTTAATTTCTTTAATAATGTCTCGTTCAATTCGTTTTGAGACTTTGTCTGCTTTGGCAATCTTATCACTACGACAGTAGTACATAGTCTTCAATCCAGACTTCCATGCTTGAAAGTGAACAGCATGAATATACTTGATGTGACTATCTGGTCTAAAGAATACATTTAACGATTGTGCTTGATCGATATATTGTTGCCTGTCGGAAGCGTGTTGAATGACCCAACGCTGGTCAATTTCCATAGAAGTCTTGAAGACGTCTTTCTCCCAGTCTCCCAACCAATCCAAGTGCTGAACGCTACCATCATTCGCAATAATCGAACTCCATATTTCTTGGACATCTGCCTTAGGGTTTGAATTAACATAATCAGTAACGACCTTATCAAGATACTTATTTTTATTTAAGTGAGAACCCGATAAAGTATCTTGGCGATAAGCATTGGCACGATAAGGTTCAATAGAAGGACTAGTATTGCCCATGAGAATGGAAGAAGAAGCATTGGGAGCAATAGCCATAAGATGACTAAACCTATTCCCAGTACCCACTGCATCAGGTGCTTCACCTCTTTCCAATCCCAATTCTTTATTAGCGACATCTAATTTCTCTCTTATAGTTTTAAAGATGTTTTTGTTTCTACCAACTGCCAATGATGATTCCCATGGAAGATTATTCTTCTGTAGATATGCATGCCAACCTAGCGCACCAATGCCGATACTTCTTTCACGAGTTGCTGAGTACTTTGCACGCTTAATTGAGGAAGGAGCATGATCAATAAAATACTGCAAAACATTGTCAAGCATTTCAGCAACATCACGTAGGAACTGCGGTTCATCTTTCCAATCATCATAATACTCCAAGTTCAAAGATGACAAACAACATACTGCTGTTCGTTTCTCATTTGTTGGTAGAATAATCTCAGAGCAAAGATTTGATTGATTAATCTTTAACCCAAGATCTTTTAACCATTGTGGCATTTGGCGATTTGATTCGTCAATAAAGTGTAGGTATGGTTCACCTGTCATCATACGCATCTCTAGAATACGTTGCCATAATTCTTTTGCTGATACAGTTTCACGAACTTCATTGGAAGCAGGATCCACTAATTTCCAAGAGTCATCAAACTCTGGATCAATCATACAATGTTCAATGATTTCCATGAACGCATCTGGAATATTAATTCCATGGTGCATGTTCAGAGTGCGCATATTTTGATCGCCTGTCGGCTTGCGCATCTCTAAAAAGTTGATGATATCTGGATGATCAATAGACAGATAAGCAGCATAACTGCCCCTGCGAGTACGACCCTGCCTGTATGCCAAAGAACTTGCGTCATACATTTTGAGGTGAGGCATGACACCAGTAGATTTATCGTCTGCTGAACGAATACCAAAGCCAATGCCAACACCACCCCCAAGCATAGAAAGCCAATTAGTTTCTGATAGATTATCAACTAAACCCTCCGCAGTATCTTCGATATAATTAAGGAAACATGATATAGGCAAGCCACGCTTACTACGACCAAAACTGAGAATGGGAGTA